AGTCGCTGGAAACTGTTGAAGATCGTAGACCGCTGGTTCGCAGTCACGTCTCCTGAGATGACCTCGTTGCTGATGTTAAGCGCATCGAGATGCTTCTTGAGCAGGGTCAACGTATGCCGGTACGGCACGAACACCAGCACCTTGTGCAGTGTCTCGTCGAGCACTTCCTCCAGCACTTTCAGGCGTGGAGTGACATCGAACTCGACAATGTTGGAATCGTCCGTGTAGACAGCACCCCCTGATAGCTGCAGCAGACGGGACAGTGCTGCCGCTGCGTTGACCGTGCTGATCGTCTCGCCCGCAGCAGTGATCTGCATCTCTTTGAGTAGGTCTCGGTAATACTTCGACGCTTGGGCAGTCAGCGGCACGATGCGGGTCTGATAGGTGATCTCCGGGAGGTCGAGGCACTGCGCCTTCTCATAGCGTATCGCAGGTTGAAGTGCGTTGAACACGGTGGCCTGTGAGTCAGCCTTGGGCACCCACTTGAACTTCGATACTTGATGCATAACCTTGTCGCGCCATGCAGAGGCGTACTTCGGTACTCCGTCTGGGTTCACCATGCGAGCAAGGCCGAGCGCATCGACGGGAGACTGCGATGCCGGGGTGCCGGTCATCATCCACAGATAGGTGTCTTTTTTCACCAATCTTGCAAGAGATTTCCACCGTACCGTGGACGGGTTCTTATACGCGTTGGCCTCATCGACGATGATGAGATCGAACCCACTCTCTGCGATGGCTTTCTGTACGACTCCGACACCGTCGAAGTTGATGACGACGAACTGATACTCGCCCCGGATGACCTTCTCACGTCGAGCGGCGGTGCCATGCGCAACGCCACATGTACGGTGCATGGCGGTTTGGAAGAGGTCAGCCTGCCACGCAGACTGCATGATGGACAGGGGGCAGATCACAAGAACTCGGTTCACCCGCCCCTGGCTCATCAAATAGTCTGCTGCCCAGATGGCGGCTGAAGTCTTGCCCGTGCCTGCTTCATTGAAGCAGAACGCTCGCTTGTGTAGGGAGAGGAAACGCGCTGTGTCACGCTGATGCTCGAAGGGATGCAGGATCCCTGGCCAGTCATAGTCGCGTTCGATGGGGGAAGGGATCTTGATAGAGGCAGGCGCGATACGCGCCAGACGTTGCATCTCGTCCAGTCCCCAGTACACGACCACATCAGAAATCCCCTGCTCCGTGCGAGTGATCTCGCTACGGTCAATGTAGCTTTTGATGAGGTCGGCGGTCTCTTGAGGACAACTGAACTGCACTGCGATGTTTTCTACTGTCTTCATACTGCGTCTGTACTACAGGTAGGGGCGCCAGCCCTGACGTGGATAAAACCTAGAGGAGACCTCCACCGGCTGGCTGATGCGGTTTAGGGAAGCAACGCACCCTTTTTGGCCAGTGGCCAAGGCTCACTCACACCTGACAGCCTGCTGCCTATTATGCAGCTTGCCGATGAAGCGTCAAGTTTACCTAGGGAAAGTACCTAGACTTTCCGTTTCCGCTCACGCTTGCTGGTCTCGGACACGAGGTTGCCCTGGGAGTCGCGCTTGAACGAGCGGTTCTTCGCAGCGGTAGTGACATAGGTGCCGTCGCCGTTCGAGCCACCCTTGTCCAGAGCTACACGATGCGCGATGTCCTTGCCCTCGCGGGCTTCGGCAGTCCGGTCCCCGTCGTTCGGGTCGTCCTTGTGCTTCTTGTCAAACGCACGGCGAGCCTTCTGACGCTCCATGCGGCGTTCGTGTTCACCCCGCGTGCGCTGCTGTTGGTACTCTTTCTTGTACGGTCTTGGTTTGTTGACGTAGGGCATCGTAGCGATCCTTCATGTGGCGGATGGCGTCAAGGAGGCGGCAGCACTCAGTGAGAGCCACGAGAGCCTCCTGTGTCGCAGTCTCGTGATGGTTTGCCAGCAGGGCGTTGTGTACCCTACGCAGGGCATTCTCTGCCATCATGCAGGGGTACGCATAGTCCTTGAGATCGTCAGTCGTGTTCATCGTTGCTTGTTGAATTCACAGGTTGAGACGGGACACCACCCGCACAACGGCGTCGGGTTGGGTTGCCACATGTTTTTCTCGTGCGAGATCTTCAGTCGTTCCAAGGTGGCATCGAAGTCTTTCCAGAGGTCGTTGATGTTGTCCCTGTGGTATTCCGATGTGACGAAATGCTCATGCGCGACAAACAGCAGTCCACCCTTGACATGGACAACTTCGGGGAAATGCGCAAAGGTCATCAGCGCCATGAGCTGAAGCTGTTTGGGATCCGGGAACCTGTTGCTTCCGGTCTTGTAATCCACAACGTATCCCTGATCGCCGTCCACCACCAGCAAGTCCGCGATCCCCCGCACCCAGCAGTCCTCTGCGTTGTACGAGCAGGGCGCTCGGTGGACATCCAGCGCCATGCGATGTTCCGGGTACTTGTCCCCAGGCATCTCACGCAGAGGGTCAAGCTGTCGCTGATACTGCTGGTAGTTCTTGGCGAGAGGTTTGCCCTCTCGCACATAGTCTTCCAGGGCAGAGTGGACCGTTGTCCCGTAGAGCATCTGCGGCGTGGTCTTCTTGGAGAAGTTCTTCAGAACCTTCACCTCGTGGTATTGCCGAGGGCAGTTCTGATAGTCTTTCAGTCCAGAGTACGACCACTTGATGCGCTGCGTTGACATGTTCGGGACTGCGTTTGGAGGGGGCACCTATGTTAGCAGTCGCCGTATGTCGCGCCAACCTTCGCCTCGCACGCCACGGGTAGTCCAGCCGCCCACTCAGGTGCCTCGTGCATGATCTGGGTCACCTCGTCCGCTGCGGCTTTCGCTTCATCCTGCGGGACGACGATCACCACCGAGTCATGGACGGTCAACGCCACACCAAACCGCTCGGAGATCTTGACCATCTGCTCACTCACGATGATCCGAGCCAGAGCTTGGACGACGTTCTCCACGACAGACCCGCCCCACAGGGAGACTTCTCCTTTGCGAGAGTCGTACAGGACCTTGCTCTTGCCGTCTATCTGACCCCGACGCAGGTTAGGGTAGCGTATGGCCAAACCGTTGGGAAGTATGATCCCTGAGTTGTCGTACCAGAGAACTCCATGCTGCCCTAGGCAGATTGGTTCCCTGATCGTCGTGTTCAGCATCGTCTGGAGCATCGAATCTGCATCACGCCACAGTTCGATGATCCGGTCGTTCTTCGAGCGATACACATCGACGATGCGCTTGCATTCGTCTTCGGAAAGATCGACGTTGACAGGCTCTGCTGTCGCAAGAGTGTGGCGCAGCTTCGCCGCTCCAGTGCCGTAGCCCAAGCCCAGGACGCAGGTCTTCCCCACGAACCGCTCGGTGGGGTCGGCCTTGGTGATCGTCCGCCCGTAGATGGATGAGGCAAAGATCGAATACACGTCCTCCTTGTTGGCGAACTGTTTTACAACGTCCTCCTGTCCTGCCAACCATGCGAGCACCCGCGCCTCGATCTGCGACGAGTCAGAGTTGATGATCACGTAGCCCTCGGGGGGGATGATCGCGTTCTTCAACGCCTTCTTCTTGGGATCTCTGCTCGGCAGGTTCTGGAAGTTCACCTTGTCGGTACCTGACCAGCGCCCTGTATGCGCTCCGTAGTACTTCAGTGGGACAGGAATTCGTCCACGGTTGCGTCGCGCGATCTGCATGAACCGCTCGATACGCTTCTCCTCCAGCGTGGACTTCGTGCCCAGACGCACAGCGCACAGTTGCTGGACGGTGAGATCTTCATGCTCTGTCAGAGCGATGAACCCTTCGTCTTTCTTGGCCAGCGCGAAAGTCTCTTTGCCCGTCGTCGGGCTGACCTTCATCGGAACTTCGACCTTGAAGTCCTGCAGCACCTGGGCAAACTGCTTGTTGCTGGACAACTTCTTGCGTACATCCTCCTCATCAGTCGCTTTGAGGGCGTCCTTCAAAGAGAGGAGCAACTGACTGCGCTCAGCCCGCAACCCGTCCAGCCGGTCTTGCAGACTGTTCTCGTCTACATACAACCGTGGATGCGTGAACATCCGTATCGTCAGATCGATGAGCCGCAACTCGGCCATCGGGAATGCCTTGGACATCAGCTTGAACAAGTCGTACGTCAGGCGTACGTCGTTCTTGCAGTACTCGCCGTACCGCGCCAATTCTTCAGGCTGGAAGTCCAGGCGGGCCTTGCCCTTGGCTGCTACCACTTCGGTGCCCTTGACACCGACCTGATAGCGCTCAGCGAGCTTGGCTAGAGATCCTCCCACCTCCACACCGTGTAGAGCACGGGCCATGCTGAGAGTGTCCAGGAAGATCATCGGCGTCAGACCAAAGACCCAGTGCAGGATTGCGCCGTCGAACATGGTGTTGTGAGCCAACCCCATACTGTTCTTCCAATCGAACTGGCGCAACCATCTACGTGTTTCTTCTCGGGTACCCGAGAACCACTGAGGGTCCCCGTCATCGACTTGGACCGACACTCCGATTACCTCGAAGGCCGGGTCTCTGACGTATTCCTCAGTGGTCTGGGTCCGGAAACCTAGGTCGTCTGTGTAGTACGTTTCAAAATCGAACGTCAACAGACTCATGGGCGACTCAGGCGTTTGCAGCGGGGGCAGTGATTGCCTTGACCGAGGCGGCGATCTGCCGCCTCTCGATGGCACGGTTCAGGTACCACTGAGCCTTCTGCAGGTCTGCCAGCTCATCGTCTTTCTTGCCTGCCCTGGAGACGTATGCCACCACGCTGCCCAGGTG